CTCATTTGCGTCCTTTTTTGCTTTGGTCATTAAGGACTCTAATGATTGTTTGAAGGTCGCGCGCGTCAAATGAATCCGCATAGAACGTCGGAGCCCATCCCGTCGCGACTACCAGTTCGGCTAGTTGCCGGCGGTAGCCGCGTCCGTAGGGTTTGGATCGGTTGCGTCCTCCGCTGCGATCTCAACGTCTGGATTATCCTTCAACCATTCGCGCCAAGTCGTTGGAAGTTTCTCGCCTTTAATGACCAGCAACGTGTGTACCCAACACGCTAGATCGGATGCACCGATTCCGCGGCCGTCTGACACTCGACGATTCTCTAGGCGTTCCCATTCGGCAATGACGAAGAGGTTTGTGGATAGTTGTTCTTTGACTTCTCCGCGCGTGAGGCTGAGTTTGATTTTCATGGTTCTCCTTGTGTCGGGCCGAGGACGGCCGTGATTATGGGTTGGTTGTATCGGCTGAGTACACGCCGCCCATCAGCGTTATATCGATTGATTGCAATTCGCCGAGTGAAGCCGAAATGACTGGCAACGATTCGAGGTAGCAATTTGTCAACGTGAAGCCGGGGTTTGTTGCCGAGTCGACTGCCGAAGTTGGTTTGACGATGACGGTTGTTTTTGTGCCGACTAATGGTGCGAGTGTTGCGTAAGTGGCGCTGGCTGCGTATGAAAGAAAAAGAGTTAATGTGCATTCGTTGTCTTCAAGGCCAGCCGTAAACGTGTTTGCTGTATCGCCGAAAACTGTGTCATTTAGAGCCGTTACGGTGCGAGTCAATGTGGCAGATGTACACCACCCGGTGAGTGCCGTGCTTCCCAATGTGACGGTTGGATTCGAGAGGATTGTTGAGGTTGCCATGATTGCTCCTTGAGTTGTGGATTTAGTTTGACATAGATTTGGGCGCTAGGTGTGGATTACGCCGTTTGGACTTCGGTTGCGACGGTGAGTTCGTATGCCGGCAGGACGGATCCGCCGATGTCGACGTTTGTGGGGCGGCCAGAGATGATGCCAATGTTAAGCGCGTAGACCTGAGCGAGCATGTTGAGAAGGGACTTTTGGGCGTCTAGGTTGCCGGGGCCTAGGGTCACGATCTGGAGTGTAAAGGTGAGTTTGGCGATGTTGTAGTTGTAGCCGTCAATTGAGTCAATGTTGACGAACACGCACGGAGGGACGATGTTGCGCGGATCGTTTACAACTTGTAGAGAAGGGACGGTCTGGAGTTTGGCGACTAGGTCGTCGTAGCCCTCATTGAATAAGTCGGTGTAGGTCGGGACTGGCACTAGGCCACCTGCGGACGGTCAATGCCTAGCAATTGACGGATCATTCCGTTCAGTCCCATAACGGGAGCGGTTCCCATCGACTGGAATGATGCGAAGGAATCCATGGATCCGCGCTGACGGTACAACGCTCCGCCGTACATAATAGTTCCAAGTTTGACATCTTGCGAAGGGACAGTCGTAAGGGAGTCGACATAGCCGGCTTCCATACGTCGACGCCAACAGAATTGATTTGTGCTGGCCGCGCAAATGGTAAGGAATGCGGCGTCTGCTGCTGTAGCGGTTCCGATTCCTAACCAGTCTTCAATGTCTGTCGCCGTGATCCAAGAGCAGGTCGGGGTTGATGTCACGGTTCCTGTTGCTGCCGTGCGGTCTACGTCGGACGCGGTTTTGGCGTATAGGACTTGGTTAGCGATTGGAATGTTGACGTTGTAAAGAAGATCGCCTTCGGTGTCTACGCCTTCAAATAAATATTGCGGAAGAGCGCGGACGGTGTAGGTGCCGTTAAATGTTGCGTCTACTGCTGCGACCGTGATTGACTGGCCGACCTCCAACTCCGTTGGGGTGAGGAGTTGAAGGACGGCGAAGTCGTCGATCAGGTATTTGTTGGTGACGCTGTAGACAGCCATGAGCGGATGCTCCGCTCTCGACTAGGCCTGAGTGATCTTGCGGATCATTCCACCGATTGCGGCAAAGGTTGAGACGTAACCGTGGAAGGACATTGTGCGTCCCAAAGTTGACGGCACTTCAACGCTCATCAAGCCACGAATGGATTCGTAGAACTCGAATGCGTCGCCTTGGCCTTGGCCAACTCGGGTGATGATCATGGTCTTTGCAGCAAAGTTGCTGTCAACTACAAGTTGCAAGCCCATTGGGGTTCCGTTCCAAGATCCTGCGCTTGATGCTCCAAGTGCGTTCTGACCGGTGAGGCCTGCTCCGATGAATGGAAACAACGGACGCTTGCTGGAGTCAACAAGTTGACCGAGTTGAGCCCACACGTCAACAGAGACGAACATGTGTGTCGGCATCCAGTTACGGTTTGCTGACACGTCGTTTGCTGCGTCGTAAACGGACTTCAACAAGTCTTCTGGAGTTCCGTCCCAGACGCCCGACGAGTTTGCTGCTGCAAGCAAGTTGTCTGCTGCCAAGTTGTCGGAAGCGATCATGTACTCGCCCATCAAGTCATTGAGGATTAGTTGCATCGCTGGACCTGACGTAAAGTCGATGTCCTGAATTGAGAGGGTCACTTGCCCGGCGAGGGTGGTCTTGCTGACCGAATTCGAGGCAATCACCATTGTTGTCGCGGATGCTGCCGACAATTCTGTTGACTGTGTTCCGACGCTTGTGTGCGTAGTGATCGTTGGACGAATGAAAGTCTTTGATGCTCCGCCGTCTGGATACGCGCGAGCGCCGAGTGCTTCCACGGTAGGCCTCACGAAATTTAGGTCCTGCACGAGCGGCAAGAGCACGGGGACTGGGAGCAAGCCAGGTGTGTCAGTAGTAAGCACATCGCCTGCTGCCGCTTGTAGTGCGGTGCGCTGTGATGCGCTGTACTCGGCGACTGCTTTGTTCATGTTCTTGAACGTGTCTCCGCCAATGTGATAAGCGGCCATGAAGTCGCCTGCGCTTGGCAACTTAAACTCGCGCTTCGGCTGCGCTGGAATTGCTGCGGTTGGAATGGTTGCTTCGACTACTGGTGTTTCTACTGATTCAGACATTGGGTTCTCCTGTTGAGGTTCTTGTTCTTCATTATTACTTATTTCTTCTTCGGGCTGGTGGATACTGGCCGCGACTTTTGTGATCTGCGCTGCGTCTCCGAATGCGCCGATGGGGACTAGTGACAATTCCGTCCAAGATGCTTCTTCAATGATCATTGTTCCATCGTCCGAATAAGAGAACTTGGTGGGGTTTATACCGACTGACACTTGGTCTATGGTGCCATCGCCGGCCATAATGAGCGCGTCATTTCCGAGTTGGGTGGCGCTGATCTTGGCGGTGAAGAGCATGCCTTCTGGGGTGTCAACGCGTTCGGTGACAACGCCTACGGGCTGGCTGGCGTCGTGGTACATGAAGAGTCGTGGGGCTTTGCCTTCGGTTGGGAGGGCGCCCGGCAAGATGCGAACGGTGGTTCCGTCGGAGACGGTGGCGTCCACATTGTAGGGTGCAGCGATTCCTGAGATGGTTCGGCGTGGTGCGTCGCCTGCGGCGGCGTCAAGCGTAAAGTCTCCTGCAATTAGTTTGATCATCGGTTTGCTAATCCTTCTTGAGTGTTTTCTTGGTAGGTGGGTTCGTCTGCTTTGTCGGCCATGTAGTTCTCTTCCAGATAGGACTCTGCGTCAAACTCGACGTAGGTTCCGCGTGGAAGAACTGAGTCCATTGAGAGCGCGGCGGCAATTGCTTCGGCATACATTTTGAGTCCGAAGATGTATAGGTCGGCGCGTGCTTGCTGGGATGATTGGTAGGAATATGATCCAGTTGAGACGCCTACGAGATACGGTGGGACATTGCAAAGGCGAGCGGCTTCGAGGGCGCTGTAGTTTGCTGATTCAATGAGAAGCATTTTGTCTGGGCTCATTGTTGTCGGTTCGTAGGACAAGAACTCATTAAGCGCGGCCGTTTGATTTGTTGCGCGTGCAGCGTTAAACGATGCGGCAAGATCGGCTAGTTCTTGTGCGCTTAGCGGTTCGCCGCCAGTCTGTTTGAGTACGCCGGCTGGAATGCTGGAAGATGCGTTGCGTGTGCGCGCATCGTTAATTTTTAATGCAGTCTCGACGACTTGTGTTCCAGAATAAATTAGTCCTTGCGTTGGGCTAAGTATCTGCACCAAGTTTGTCGGATCGATCTCGCCGCCTTGAAAATAAACTTGCTTTGACGGTGCAAACCAAACAGGCCCAGCCATGTCGGTCGTGGTAATTGAGCCGGCTGGAAGACGTGTGAAGGATGCTGGGTAGCCGTCGGCGGTGCGTGATGTTATGTACCAGAACGCGCGGCCGAAAAAGAACAAGTCGTCAAACGTCCACGACATAAGAAAGTTGTATGGCACTTCGGGATCTGGTCGGCGTAGCCATGATCGAGGAGCAAGGTAAACCTTTTCCATTTCATCGCCGTTCCACATTTCGGAATACATCTTGAGCGGCATACATCCAATGACGGATGCCATGAGATCGCGGCTCCTATTTATCGCGGCCACCTGTACGGCACGGTTACGCGCTTCGCCTTCTTGGTACGTGTAATACTGGCCGATCATGTTGACGCCAGTATTTTGACTGGAGTAGCCGGGACTGAACGCGCCTGCGGCTGCGGCTTTTGCCGGCGGCGGCGAGATTGCGGCCTTGCTTACTTTGCGATCAAATAATCCCATCCCTAGAGCATGACACACTTGGCGCGTTTATGGTGGCAACCGCTCGGAGGCGTTTCCGATCCCGACGAAAGGTAGGGCTCACGAACGGCTGCCGATTGGATGTTAGTTCGGGACGATGACTAGTGAAGGCTTTTGGGTGACTCGATTTTGTGAGGCCAAGGTTGCCGACCAGATCATGGTTCGGCATAACTCGATCGGGCCGGGTGACTTTTGGGATGAGACGGCGATGGAGCCTTGGGTTCGGACTAGGACTGCGCGTTGTACGTGTTCGGAGAGCATGGCTTCTCCCGTGTGGACTAGACGCATTTCGTGGATCATGTTTTTTACAACTGGCGTGTATTTAAGAATTTCGCCGTAGCCGACGACTATTCGGCGGCGGTCAAATGTTGCGGAGTTGACTAGCACGTCGATCGTCGGGGAAAACGCAAACTTGACGGCTAGGTCTTTGGCAATGATGGCCAGGTGCTCCAGCAATTCCTTTTGAGTTTCGGCGGTGAAAGCCACGGAGTTGACAACGCGGCCATCGGGTAGGGAGACGGATCGGGTGGCGAAGTAGCGGGTGTCATCCATGGAGGCTTCTACGGCGACAACTCCGCCGGCAGGGACTTCTCCGTCGTACAGCAACTCGGGCCATAGGCCGTGTGGGATCCATGAGTTCGCGGAGGCGACCCACATGTTTAAGGAGCCGCGCAAGAAAAGTGCTCGATCAGGGCCTTCGGATTCTTGGCGCAAAGTGTCGATCGTAAGGAAGTGTCCGATCGCTGGGTTGCCCCAATACCACGACGCCTCATGCAGCGGATCAAGCGAAGGCTCGGGCGACCATTCGGCGAAGTAGAACGACGAAGGCTTCTTTAGGTCAATAAGCCGAAGCGCGTTCTCTCGGTGACGGATAAACAACTTAGAAGCCTCCGTGCCGGCCGTGCTGAACATGGCGGTTAAGGGTGAGCGTCTGGCGCGTTGAGCCGGCAAGAGTCCTGCTTCTACTTCGTCGGAGACGTCAAACAATTCGTCGATGATTGCCAAGTCGATTGTCATGCCGTGGCCAACGGAGGGCCGTGCTGCTTTGACATACCATTTTGAGCCGTCTGGCATTGTCGCTTGATAGCGGCCGTAGGACATAATGACCTTGGCTCCGCAGCGTTTTTCTAAGGTCGGTGCGATCTCTTCGAAGAGCATGCATGCAAGATCAAGACGATGCGAGAGAGAAACGACTGTTTGTCGTTGGCCGCGGATCTTCGGCATCTCAATTAGCCAGAAGAGAATGAGCGCTTGGATGACGGTTGTCTTGCCGTTCTGTCTGGCCACGGACACAAGGCTCGATCGATGCACAAGATCCTGATCCGCATTGAACGTAAGCATCTGATCCAATACGTGCATCTGCCAAGGGAGCATCGTGAGTCCGAGATACTCCTGGGCTATGTCCCCCACAATTGCCGCCCACGATCCGACTCCGTCAGGGCTAATCGTTTCCAGTCTCGGCCGGTCGTGCGCGATCGCCGCTGGTTCCGGCTGGTTCAGGCCGTTCTTGGTAAAGAGTTGGA